AGACGGCCGCCGTGAAGCCTCCGGAGGCCGCGGTGGTTCCCGAGGGTAAGGCTCGCGGCGGTGTCATGTCCACCGAGTCGCTCAAGCCGAAGAAGAGCTAGGGCGTTTCCAGGGAAACGCGGTAGACGGTGAACCTCCTCATCACGCCCACGGAGATCAAGGCGGGGATCCCGGACGGGATCCGGGCGACCACGACCAAGTACGACCAACCTCTGTTGGTCATGGCGCAGATGGTCAGCCGCTTTTGGCATCGGCACTGCGGCCGGTCCTTCTTCCCTGAGCTCGCCACGCGGTACTTCGACGCGGCCGGCAAGCAGGGCCTCGTGATCGATGACCTGCTCTCGATCACCCAGGTCTCCGTCAGCGACGACAACGGGGCGACGTACACCAACCTGGTAGTCGACACAGACTACTGGGCGACGGTGTGGGGAGATCCGAACGCTCCGCAGTCCTGGAACCAGCTCGTGGTCAACCCCAACAGCTTGGTTCGGGGCGCCTGGCCGGCGGGCCGGCGGGCTGTGAAGATCGTTGGGCTCTGGGGATACGCCGACGACCGCGCCACGGCCTGGGAAGACTCCACGGACGAGGTGGAGAGTAACCCTCTGGCCGTCGGCGCCGTCAGTCTGACGGTGAATGATGCGGATGGGCCCGACCTACTCGGGGTCACGCCGCGCTTCCAGGCCGGCCAGCTCTTGCGCATCGAGAGCGAGTTCGCCTACTGCAGCGCCACCAATACCGCCACACAGGTTCTCATCATCGCCCGGTCGCGGAACGGGACGGTGGATGCGGAACATATCCAGAATAAGCAGATCGATATCTGGCGGCCGCCGGCGCCGATGAAGCAGGCAGCCATGATCAGCACCGTGCGGGTTCTCGAGCGCGGCTTCCAGGCCTATGGGGATGCGCGAGCCAACGCCGAGCTCGGGCAGTTGATCTACATGCGGGCGATGGATCCGGAAGCCCTGGTGTTGGCGGAGCCCTACCGCCTGGTGACGGCCGGATGATTAGCGTCGAAGCAGATCCTCGAGAACTGATCGCCCAGCTGCAGAAGCTGGAGCGGTTCGAGAAGATCGCTCAGGGCCACATCCGCCAGGCGATGGGCGACGTGGTGGGGCAGTTCGTCTCTAGCTGGCAGAGTATTGCCCCCGTGGCTTCCGGAGAGTACCAGGGCTCGATCGTGGGGAAGGTCACCCGCGTCGTCGGTCTGGAAGCGCGCGGGATTGCATCGACGGATTCAACCAGGGCCGGTTTTGCCTACCCGTCCGCCCTGGAGACGGCAACCCGGATCCGCTCGGCGCCGAACCCGCATCGCCGGAAGGTGCGACAGCTGGCCGAGTCGAAGATCGAGCAGATCTCCAACCGCTTCTGGCAGGCCCTGGAGCGGATCGTCAACGACCTCAGGGTGCCCTGATGCCTCTCGCCACGTGGATGCCGAAGCTGAAGGCGAAGCTGGCCGAGGTCTCAGGGCTGGAGCAGGTGCACCAGTATGACGAGTTGCCGGCAGCTCTCCTGGTCTTTCCGTGCGCCATCATCACCCTGAAATTGGGGCACTACAGCTATGGAACCGGCGGGCCGGAACTGGCGGACCACGAAGTGCAGATCACGGTCTACACCTCGGCGCAGGTCCTTCCGGAAGCGCACAACGTGGCGGCCGGTTTCATCGAGCCGGTGAGGAACAAGCTGGCGGCCAACATGAAGCTCGATGGGACGGTGAAGGCGATTTCCCCGACGTCCGAGGGACCGACCTATCAGGGGCCGGGGCAGATCACTTACGGCGACAAGACCCATGTCGGCGTGGCGTTTCACTACCGCGTCTTTGATGACGAAACGGGAAGCTACCCCGTCTCGCAGTAGGGAGGTCCGAATGACCAGGACATTCAAGTTCACCGGTGTCGGCGAAGGGATCCCTGGCCTAGCTCACGAAGTGACAGATGACCAGGCGAAGGCTCTGGGCCTGGGCGAGGTGCTGCGAAGCGCCGTCGCCAACGGGAGCTACTCCGAAGTCAAGCCGGAGCGGAAGCCCGAGCCGCGGACGACGGCCACAGAAGGAGAGTGAGAGATGCTGTTTCGCAAAGTTCAGTACGGGAAAGAGACCACGCGGTTCACGGCCGTCGCGGCAACCAAGGCACTCACGGGCGAGATCAACGTCCCGAAGGACCGCGTGCCGACGTACTTCGGTGGCTCGTTGGGGATCCGGGTGCGGGAGAACCAGGCGGTCATCGCCCAGATCAAGGCTGGGGACATCCGCTATACGGACCCCGCAGCCTACTTCCAGGAGCTCGTCCTGTTCCTGTCCTTGGGGTTGATGGGCGGGATCACGCCGACGGAGCAGACGCCATCTCAGGCGGATTACCTATGGCCCTTCCTTCCCACGATGACGGCGGCCGACGCGCTGGATGCCATCACGCTGGAGCTGGGCGACGACGAGCGCGCTTATGAGGTGGAGGGCGTCTCCGCCACGAGCTTCAAGCTCTCGGGCAAGACGGGGGACAACAGCCTGGTCTCGCTCGACGTCGGGCTGCTCGGAAAGCAGCTCACGTCCACGACGATCACGCCGGCGATCGCTCTCCCGACGCGTGAACCGATCATCGGCAACCTGGCGAAGATCTACCTCGACCCGAGCTGGGCAACTGTTGGGGCCACCCAGAAGACCGGGATCCTGCGGGAGTACTCGTCCGAGCTGCAGTTCGGCGTCGAGCAGCTGCATCACGGCGCCGCCAAGACTGTCGACTCCCAGCGCCAGGGATATCTGGGCGGGATGTTCCAGTTCGTCTTTGAGCGCGGGGCCGAAGCCGAGGCGATCTTCGACGCTTTCAACGCCCAGACCTTCAAGGTCATGCGCCTGCGCCTCGAAGGCGGGCAGATCGGCACGGGCGTGAACCACAAGATCGATATCGACATGGGAGGGTACTTCGAAGCCGTGGATCCGTGGGGCCAAGAGGATCAGGGCTTCGGCCTCTACACGGCGACCTTCCACCCGCTCTATGACGGGACGGGTGCCAAGGCCATCGACGTCAACGTGGTCACGTCGACGAACGCGATCTAGCCGTGGCCAAGTTCGACATCCCGAAGATCCTGCGGCCCCTGGCCCTGAAGGACTACGCGCCCGAGATGGGTGAGGCCGTCGTCCAGGTCTGGGTCAACCTGCCCGGAAAGCTGATCGAGCAGCACGATCGACTGAACGACGAGGTCGATCTCCTGCGGCCGAAGATCGCCAATGAGAAAGCGACAGATGAGAGCCGGAAGGAAGCTGCCTTGCGCCTCGTGGCCATCGGGAAAGAGATGATTGCCTGGCACGCTGAGATCTGGAGCCAGGGCCCTGAAGAGACTCGATGGACGGAGGAGGAGGTCGACGAGTTGATCTCCTCCACGCGCGAGAGGGATCCGCAGCTCTGGCCGTGGCTGATGATGCGGACCAAAGAGCTGATCCAGGAGCATCGCCGCCGCCTAAAAAAAGGATGACGGCGGCTCTGCTGGCGGTCTCGGGCGGCGGGGCCGCCGGCGATCCCCTGGTGGACGACGTGCTTCTGGCCAGGCAGGTCAATCGGATCCTGGGAGGGCCGTTCGTGGCGCCGTGGGAATTGGGAGATCTGCCGCAAGATCTCCTGCTTGCCGTCCGCGGGCTGGCGGTTGATCTGCCTATTTTTCTGGCGGCCAGGCGCGACGCAGAGAAGCGGGCGGATAAGTGGAGAGCTGAGCTGAAGGGCAAGCGAGTGCACTGATGGCGCGTAGCGTTCTCGACATCATCTTCCGCACCAAGAAGGAGGGCGACGCCGCCCGCGGGCTGCAGCGCGAGGTCAAGGACCTCAGCGGCGCGCTCGGTTCACTTGGGATCGGCGCTCAGCTCACCGCGGCCGGTGGTGTCGCGGCGCTGGCGGCCGGCCTGAAATTCTCGATCGACCAGGCGGCCGAGTCGCAGCGGGTCAACGCGCAGACCGCAGCCGTCCTGCGCTCGACGGGTTCAGCGGCCGGCCTTACGGCCGTGGAAATCCAGCGCCTCTCCACGGCGCTCTCGGCTCAGTCGACCTACTCCGACGAATCTGTCCAATCGATGCAGAACGTCCTTCTGACCTTCACGGCCATCAAGGACGACGTCATGCCCGGGGCGGCCCAGGCTGTCATCGATATGAGCGTGGCCCTCGGGCAGGACCTCCAGGGCTCGGCCATCCAGGTGGGGAAGGCACTCCAGGACCCCATCCTCGGGGTCACGGCGCTCCGCCGGGTGGGGGTGAACTTCTCGAAGGACCAGCAGGAATTCATCAAGTCGCTGGTGGACACGGGGCACGCCGCCGAAGCGCAGGCCTTGATCCTGAAAGAGCTCAACACCGAGTTTGGTGGGAGCGCGCAGGCTCAAGTCGAAACGTATAGCGGTCGGATCGCCCAACTGAAGAATGCCGTCGGCGAGCTGGGAGAGGCTGCGGCCGAGAGCGAGATCGGTGGGCGGAGCCTGATCGATTGGCTTACGGACGCGGCCGCGGCGGGGACCCTGTTGATCACCGCCAGCGGGAGGATCACCGACGCGCTGCAGGAGCACGAAGAACAGATGGTCCAGAGCGCCCCTTCCTACGAGCTGTACATCCAGGAGATGGTCCGAGCCGGCTTGGCGTCAGGCAGGCTCAGCCAGACGGAAGCCGACATCATCCTTGGCCTTCGGGAGCAAACCCGAGTCCTGCCAAACGCCGCGGCGGCGATGGAGCGGCTGGGGATCAAGACCGAGTTCGCCTACAACACCGCCCAGATCTACGACGATCGCCTGGAGTCGGTCCGAGAGCGCCTGCGCGAGGTAGCCGACGCGTCGGGCGAAGCGGAAGAGGCCACTGAAGATGTGAAGGACGCCTTTCAGGAGCAGATCGAGACGCTGGCTGAGGCCTACCTCAAGAACCTGGAGTACAAGGCCTCCACGGACGACGTCGCACGTGCGATCGCCGCACTCCGAAGCAAGCACATCGAAATCACGGTCACGACGATTACGGAGGAGATCACCCGCCAGACCTGGGAGTGGCGGGGGGCGCTGGCCACGCCGAATATCGGAAGCGGTGGGGGGGCTGGTGGCGTCCAACAGGCCGCCGGCGGCCTGCTGGCACCGCTGGCGAAGATCGGCGAGGCGGGCTACGAGTATGTCGTCGAGACGCCCAATGGCTTCGTCGTCATCCCTCACGAGGCGAGCGTTCTTCTCGAGCGGATCGGCGCCCTGGGAGCGGCGTCGGGGATGAAGCTGGGCGGCGAAGTCGAGTCGGGTGGCCTCAATATGCAGTACACCCCTGACTCCTATCTCCGGGCGCTGTCTTATGCGGCCGGTGCTGGCTACTACACCGGAACTGGCGGAGCGATCGTCACCGGCGGAGGCTCGGGCGGTGGTTTCGGCACTTCTGGTGGTGGTGGTGGTGGTACTGCAGCGGCTGCTGCGGTGCAAGCCTCGGCTGAGCTTGTTGCCGAAACTGCAGGCCAGGCCGCGGGAGCGGCCGCGGCCTTCGTGGGTGGACAGATCCCGATGGCGGTCGCCCTTGAGAGTCGCGAGTCGAACCTGATCCTCGCTGAGGGAATGAAGGACGTGGTGATGGCCATCAAGAACCTCGAGGAAGTCATCCCGCGGGCCGTCCGAGACGCGGTGGCGCAGCTCTGATGGAAGAAGCGACGATCGCCCTCGAGGCCGAGCTCAGCGTCGGTGTCTGGACCGACATCATGGGCGACGTCCTCCTCGGCGTGGTCCCGCTTCATGGCGAGTATGGGATTCGGGAGACGGGGCTCGATGCCCTCGTGGCTCGGACTGGCTTCCTCCGCTTCGCGCTCGACAACGGCGAGAGCAACACTGCCCAGAAGAAGGGTTACTACTCGCCCGGCCACGCGGATGTTCGGGTAGGTTTCGATGAGAGCATGCAGGTCCGGACGAAGTTCACCTATGGAGGGACGCCCTACTACAAGTGGGTGGGGAGGGTCTCTGCTCCCCGTCCAACCGCCGGCCTGTTCCGGGAGCGTGTGACGAACGTGCAGGCTGTCGACTGGATGGACCAGGCAGCCGCCCAGAAAATTTCTCAGCTGGCCATCCAGACGGACAAGCGGTTCGATCAACTCCTGCCCTCCATCCTGGCCGACATGCCCATCCAGCCGCGAGCGACGTCGTTCGCTACGGGGGTCGAGATACTCTCCCGCTTCTTCGACACCGACAGCGACGAGAAGATGAGCCCGATGTCGCTCATGGCCAAGGGGTGCCGGAACGAGTTGGGGGGCCTGGTCTACCTCAAAGGGGACAGCGCGGGTGGTGAGACGCTGCGGTTCGACAGCCGGCACACGCGGCCGCTCAATCAGACGGTGCTGGCCACGCTCGACAACACGATGCAGGAGCTCGAGGTCGAGTACGACCGCTCGGCGGTGAGGAACCTGGTGCTGGCGAAGATCTACCCCAAGAAGGTGGATGCGGCCGCTACGACCGTTCTCTACACGGCTCAGCAGAAGTTCTCTCTCTCACCCGGCCAATCCATCACGCTGATCCTGGCCTATCGGGACCCGACGACGGGCCGGCCGATCTCCGCCACAGAGGTCGTCTCGCCGCTGGTGGGCGACACCCACTACAAGTTCGGCTCGTCGGAAGGCTCGGCCAACGATTTGAATGCCTCGCTTGGCCAGTCGATGACTATCGGGGGCAATACGACTCGCCTGCTGTTGACCAACAACGCCGCCGTCACGGGGTGGTTGAACCTCCTGGTGCTGTGGGGCAAGGGGATCTACGTCTACGACCCGCAGACCTTTGAGAGCAAGGACCAGACTTCGATCAACAAGCGCGGCGAACTGACATTGACTTGGGAGATGGAGCAGCACGACAGCCCGGTGAAGGGGGAAGCTACGGCGGCCTACTTCAAGAATCGCCTTTCGCTCCCGCGCAAGGTACCCAAGCGCGTGTCTTTCATCGCCAACCAGTCGGCGGCGCTGATGGCCGCTTTTCTTCAGGGGGAGCCGAGCTCGCGCATCCGGCTCAAGGAAACCATGAACGCCTTCGACGCCGATTGCTTCATCAATGGGATTGCTTTCGACGTCCTGCCAGGGGGAAGAATCAAGGCTGACTGGACGCTGGTCCCGGCCGACACGAACGCATTCTTCATTTGGAATACATCCAGGTGGAACATCGACGCCTACTGGGCGTTCTGACTGAGGATCCCATGCCGCAAAGGACAGACAACCTCGAGCGAACGGACTTGGACCTGGCGGCTCGCCGGCTCAACCTCGAGGACTATGCCCGGCGATCAGAGGCGATCGGCCGCGGGAGAGACCACTGGGGCAGGATGGGCTTCGCCACGCGAGCGGAGTTCGACTCGTTTCTGCTGACCAGGGAGCGGCACCCCGAGAGCGTCGCCTATGCCATTGGCACGGCGCAGGGATCGCCGGTTGTCGCGTTCATCAACGACAACCGCTGGATGGCCCGGTGTGAGTGCGGCGGCCTGGCGGTGGTGGACCCCGATCAGCCGGAGTTCTACTGCCATGCCTGTTTCAACGTGGCCAACGGCGGAGTGGCGGAGGGAAAGGATCTCCACGGTGGTTATCCGCGCCCGGTTCTGTTTCCCGGGAAACGGGAGCAGGAGCAGATCGAGGACGCTCTGCTGGTGAGTGACGATCCGCTGTGGCGCAACTGGACGCCCCTGGCGGAGGACGAGGGAAAGCCCGGGGCGTCCCGGAGCAACCGCGTCCCCGAGGTAGCTGAGATCGAGGCCTCCATCCTCCGCGTGGAAGACGGCAATGAGGCTGCCGGTCTGGTCCGGCGCCGCATCGGGAGGCCGGAATGAGTTTCTCTTCCAGGACCCACGTTGCACCCGGGGACCTCGGTCTGGCCGCCGACAATAACCAAGGGATGGACAACGAGGATGCTCTGAAGGCGGCGGTGCAGCCGACTCAGATGACGGTCTTCTTCGACGGGGGCGGCGTTCCCCTTGTACCTGGCGACCCGGCCTCTTCGCGCACGTTCCCGTACAAGTTACCGGCACTTACCATCACGGCGTGGGAGATCGAGGAGATCAGCGACACGCCCGTCGCCAGCTACGTCTCGGTCCATGTGGCCAAGGACAGCTACGCCAATTACCCGCCGGCACTCAACGATGCGATGGTGGGGATCGGCGAGACGAAGCCGAATCTCAACAACGTCGCCAAGAATGTCTCGGCGTCTCCTGACTGGACCACTTTGGCCCTGGCCGTCGATGACCTTCTGAAGATGAAGCTCGGCGGGGTAAACGCCGCGATCTCCTTCACCGGCGCCGGCCTGAACGACATGACCCTGGGCGCTCAGGATTGCCCGGTCGATACAGTGAACCGAACTTACCGAGTCAAGATCGACGGCACGGGGTCGCCCAACACCTTCAAGTGGTGCCGCGATGGGGCGACGGAAACCTGGGTGGCGACGGCCGTAGCGATCACGGCGGCCGAGCAGCTGCTGGAGAATGGCGTGTACGTGAAGTTCGGGGCGACGACCGGGCACACGCTTAACGACTATTGGCAGTGGGCGATGACGGCGATGGCCGGCGGAAAGCTGTATGCCGTCACGCTCAAGGGCAATCGGGCGGTCTGATGCCCACTCCTAGCTTCCTCGCCGGTCAGGCCTACGCCGTCGACCCTGGAACCCACTCCTATAACAATCTCTACGGCGGCCCCACCATCGCGCTCATCGTTGATGTGCTCGGCAAGTCGAATCCCTCCGGCGTGACCTACAACGGCGTAGCCATGACTTTGGCTATGGCATACGCGTACACAGATAGTTTCTTTCTCGAATCCTACTATCTCCTGCACCCTCCCGTGGGGACCTACAACATAGTTGTGTCGGGCGCTGGAGATGGCGCGGTTCATGCCCGCACCTACAAGAACGTCAAGTCGTCCAGCCCCATCGGGAATACAGCCTCCGCCGAAAACACTGCTGTGCTCAATACCCCCGAGGTCACCGTTCCCTCGGACGTAACCGAGTTGGTCTTGTGCGCCTCCGCCCATGAGGGTCGTCTCACCAACAACATGACGCCGGCGAGTGGTCAAACCGAGCGTCTGGAGAGCGCGAGTGGTTTCTCCGACACGGGGTTAATGACGGGAGATGAAGCCGGGGCGACGAGCGTCGCCACGGGCCGGTGGAACGGTGCCAATTACTTGACAGGGACCAACAATGGCACCATCGCCTACGGGTTGAAGTATGGGGCGAGTGGTGGAGCACAAATCCTCATCATGGCCACCCGGCGCTGGCAGGAGTTCATGCGGGACCTGAAGCATGGGCTGGTGCCGCCGGATACGTTGCGCCGGCGGTACAGAGAGCTGGTAACCATCTGATGAACCAAGGAGCAATGTCGTGAACCTCGACCTCGGCAAGAGCATCTTCCTCTGGAACACACCCCTGGTCCTGGGCGGCAACCCCTCGGCCATTGCCGACAAGCTGATCGAGGGCGGTTTCGACCAGGTCATCCTGAAGGTGGCCGACCGGGGGAAGAAGCACGTCACCAACGTCGGCTCCTTCATCAAGCCGAAGTGGGTCGAGGCCGTTTCCCGGGAAACGGTGCGGGTCCTCCAGGCGCGAGGCCTCAAGGTCTTCGGCTACGGCTTCTGCTACGGGATCGACATCCCGGGCGAGGCGCACATCGCCATCTCGCAGACCATCGCCCTCAAGCTGGACGGCTACGTCTTCGACGTCGAGGGGCGCTTCGAGGGACAGCCCGACGCTCCCGGCCGGGCCCGGACCTTGGGCGCGATCTTCCGGAGCGGATGCCCGACGACCCCTGCGATCTTCTGTGGCTTTGCGATGTTCAGGTCCTACGGTGGCGGGACCTGGCACAACGTGGAGCTGCACAAGGCGATGATGGCCTGGTGCGACGCCGGGATGCCGATGTGCTACTGGCCGGCAGACCCGAAGAAATCTGTAGCCAACCATGTGGCGAACGCCCTGGCGCTGCTGAACGAGACGATGCACCAGTGGCGGTCCATCACGTCGAAGCCAATCTACCCTGTGGGGCGGGCCTACAACGGGGACGCCGGCGTGGCATCGCCAGAGGCGATGATCGCCTTCGACGAGCGGGTGCACGAGATCGGGCTGAAGGGCGTGAGCTGGTGGTTGCTCGACCAGGTCCTCAATCGGCTCGACCCCTCGATCTGGGCCGCGCTGAAGTCCATGCCGGGGTTCTCTCCCCCCATCCCTCCGCCCCCTTCCCCGCCCTGGCAACCGCCCGTCCCGTCCTTGACGGTCGAGCAGCGCCTGGCCGCGCTCGAGACCTTACACCAACCCGGAGGCGCGCACCTGTGACCTTCCCCGCCGATCCGATGCCGGTCTCTGCCGACGCTCTCAAGGAGGTCAAAGTCGAGGTCGCACGCTTCGCGGGCTTCCTCGCCGACGTCGTTCAGAACGTCGAGGCCCAGGGGAAGGAGCTAGATCGCCAGGGCCATGAGCTCTCGCAGGTGGTGGAGTCAAGCAAGCGAGGCGACGAGTGGCGGACTCACTACTCGGCCAAGATCGACCAGATGCACAGGTCGCTGGTCGGCAACGGTGGGCCGGGGATCCTGACGCGCCTGGCTGTCAACGAGGGCGATGTCGCGCACGTCAAAGAAATCGTCGCGCACGTCAAGGAAGTCCTTGGGATAAAAGTCAAGAGCGTAAAGGAGTCGTCTATCGATTGGAAATGGCTGGCGCTGTTTGCCGTGAACGCCCTGGTCGTCATCATCCTGGCGGCCACCAACCTGAAATAGGAGGCTCGAATGGAACCGGCGATCTTCGCAACCGTAGCAGCAGTCATCGCAGGGCTCGTTGGTGTGCCCGCGGTGAACTTCATCAAGGCGCGCTTGGGCTGGTCGGGCGACCGCGTCAAGTTCCTCTCAGCCGCCGTCAGTGGCGTGCTCGCCATCCTCTCCTTGGGGGCGGCTTGCGTCGTCGCCATCGCCGGCTTGGCGTGCGTCCTGCCCCTTACCTGGGACAGCGGCGCGGCTGCCGTGGGCATTGCCTTCACGGTCAGCCAGCTGTTCTACGCGCTGCTTCCCAAGAACTGAGGGTGCTCAGGCTCGCCCCGAAAGAGAAACCCGCCCCTGATCCAGGGGCGGGTTTGCGTTGCCAGTCGCTAGACGTTCAACGACGCGTAGCGGGCCTCAACGCATCTCCAAGCCGACAATCTCGCCTCGACCGACGATCACGCCCTCCAGGAGATCTCGCAACGCCTGGTTGACTTCAAGCGCGGGTGCTTGGCCGAGGAAAGCAGGCAAGGACTCCAGGATCCCGGCCAGGCGATCGACTGATTCCCGGCGCCGGCGTCGCGAAGCCTGCCCACTGGCTTCCTGCGTGGCCGGCTTTGCGCCGCACGCGCTATTTTGATACTTGACAAGCGCAGCGAATCCCGTATGATTTCCATAGGCCTACCGGAATGGGCTTTTCTGTTGGGTCAACCTATCCGGATGGCGTATAGAACCGATGCTCCGTACTCTCACTCCCCGCATGAAAGAGATCGCCAAGGCCCACAGTCTCGTCTCGGCGCCGCCAGTGGCCGCCGTGGGCGCCTTTCGCCGGCTCCTGGTCGAGACCATCACGAGGCACGGGAGCATGACCGGCGCATCCAAAGAGCTAGGGCTGAACCCGGCGCAGCTGAACAACTGGTGCAACTGGCTGGAGATTCGTCGCAAGGTCAACCGCACAACCACGGCCCACACCGTGGCCAGCATCCTGGAGAAGGCCCGATGAGACTGTTCGATCGCTTTCGGCGCCCGAGAGTGAACGGTTCTACGCCTACACCTCCCGAACCCGTTGTGCCTCTTTCGGAAGAAGAGCTCAAGCAGAAGGCGGCTCAGGCCAGCTTCATCGTCGTTGAGTTCGCCGGCACTGGCCAACGCCGGATATGGGATTGGGAGAACGAGATCATCGAGCGCGCAAAGCGTTCGAAGATCGCCGTTCCCGGACGGACGCACTGATGGTGTCGGTCGACCAGCTCCGCGCTCCGACCGCAGATCAAGTCGAGATCGATCGAGCGTCTGCGGCTGTCCTTCGAATGCCTCCCGTTGAAGCCGAGGAAGCGGCTCGTACGGTAAGGCTCCAGCGCTTCGCCCTGCGCGTGGAGCAATGGGCCGCTTCGGGCGAGATCTTCAAGAGCGTGGGGGAAAGCGAAGGGGAAGGTGAGACAGACGGATGAGGAAGAAGGCGAGCGCGAGCGCACAGAGTGTGCCCTGGCCGCCTTGGCGGATGCTCGCCTTGCTCTTGAACTGGTGGGCCATCGCCTGCATCGAGCTGGAGGAAGTCCTGGTTCGTCACTACAGGAAGTCTTCGACGAACTCGACGAGGCCCACCGGGCAGTCCTTCGGGCCCAGGGCTACCTCGGCGAAGAGTGGCGAGCCTGGCAGCGAGAGCGTGGGTATCACAACGGGGAGTGATCAGGGTGGAACAGGGGATCACTGAGGCTCTCGCTGCTCGTGCGTTTCAAAGACTGGACGCTGTCGACCAGGAGCGCGTGCTGGCCCAGGTCCAACGGCTCGTGGCACGTGGCGTCCGCATGGAGGGGAAGGCGCTGGCCTTACTGGCCGCCGTAGGAGCCTGGATGGCGCAGCGGAGCCAGGATCAGGAGAAGTGAGCTCGGGCCCCGAAGGGGGTCCATTCACGGGGCGCTCCTTCCCCCTGGCGCTCGTGTGGATGGTCCCCTTCGGGGTTTTGGTGCAAGCCCCGAGATTCTTCTCCTCCTTTGACCGCGGGGAGCCCGGCTGATGGCTGGCGGGCCGGGCTCCCCAAGGGGGCAGCTCGTGAGATCGGATGAAAGCAAGGCACTCGAGGCGCAGGTCCTGGCGATTCTCCGGACGCGCCTCGGCCGGGCCAAGAAGATCAAGAGAGCCGAGCTGGTCTGGACGCTGCGGACCTGTGGGTTCCTTCGTGACATCTCCGACGAGCACGCCGATCGCAAGGCCCGCGAGGCCATCGAGTCGCTCCGGAAGACGGATCCCGAGGGCGGGCGGATCGTGTCGCTTTCCGAGACGTCCGGATATTGGTGGTCCGAGGACGTGAAGGAGATCCAGCAGGCGCAGGCCGAGGACACCAGCCGGATCAAGAACACGGCGGAGAAGATGCGCAATCGCCAGGCGCTTCTCGGACAGCTGGAGGCAGATCACTTGATGGAAGGCCGACTCTTTTGACCCCCGACATGATCCCGGTCTGCAACGGGCTGGCGGCGATCGTGCTGATGCTGCTCGTGTCCTCCCTGCTGAGGCCGCGATGAGACGCGTCGGGCATTGCCTTTTGTGGGCGATCTGGCTTGTCCTCGTGGCGGTCGCGCTATGGCTATCGGACGCGCAGGCCAGCGGGGTGGCGCCAACGAGCGTGTCGGCCGTCGTCGGCGCCGATCTGGTGGACCTGTTCCGGATCGAGGACGGCTGGGCGTGCGGGGGCTCGGCGCACGAGTGCAATCCCTTGCCTCTTGGCTGAAACTAACCCGATGCGGAAGATGCTGTGCCCGATCGACGCCGAGCTGCCCGACTTCCTATTCGCCTACACGGCCGCGCGGGCAATCCTGGCGGCGCCGATCTCGGACTTCCCGGTGGAGCTGCGTGGTTACGACAACTTCCGCTCGCCTTCGATCGTGGGGGAGAGGCAGCGCAACCGCCTCCCGGACGGCTTGCTGTCCCGGCAATTCTTCGCGCGTGCGAACATCTGGCGCGACGAATTCCCGGACGACAACGCCTACTGGTTTCCGCAGGTCCCAACAGCAGACAGGAGCGCGAGAGGACGATGACAACCCTCGATTGGATTGCCCTGGCTGTTCTATGTGTTGGCCCGCTGGCGATAGCCATTCTGATCGCCTGGGCCGCGGTGTCGGGGCTCGCCCGGCTGTACGACGACCTGGCCGAGTATGACTAGCGTCCTGTTCGAGTGCTGGCGCTGTCCTGCGCTGTTCCGGTCGCTGGCCGAGCTGCTGGCCCATTGGGATCGGTGTCGAGCGGTGACACCCGCGGGCCAGGAGAAGGTCCTCGTGAGGCTCGCTCTATGAGCGTGTGGCTGAGATACCGGCGCCGGCTAAGGGAGAAGTTGATTGCTGGACGCGGCGGGGCCTGTGAGGAGTGCGGAGACCGAGATGGGCCTCTCGAATTCGCGCATGTCAAGCCGACGGCGCTCCGCGGGGAAGGCCGAGGATCGAGCAAGCGAGTCCACGACGTCCGGCGCCATCCGGAGTGCTATCGGCTGCTCTGCAAGTCCTGTCACGACGAGCTGGACCTCGGCGTTCGTCGGGCGGTGGCGGCGTAGATGGCGCGTAAGACCTGGATCAAGCTGAAGCGGGGACTGCTCGCCCCAAAGCACCGGGAGGCGATCGGGATTCGGGTCTGGCTGTACCTCTTCATCCTCGATCGGGCGAACTGGGAGGAAGGGGCGGTACTCACGTGGCGCGACCAGGACGCCTCCGAGGAGTTGGAGATGCCGATCGACACAGTGCGCCAGCAGCGGCGCCAGCTAGAGGTGGCCGGTTACATCAGAACGGAGCACCAGGGGGACCATCTTCGGCTCGTCGTGTGCAAATGGGTCAACCCCCGCGAGTACAGCGGGCAGGTCTACAACCCCCCATCCGTGGCGGTACCCGAAGAAGGCGAGAGTCTGCAAAACCCACCACTCTTGGAAAACGAGGGTGGGGACAAGGGTGGTAACAAGAGTGGGCATGAGAGTGGGTACAAGAGTGGTGAACTTTCACCACCCCTTAAAGGAATCACAGATCACAGTCCACAGATCACAGAGTCAGGGGCCTCCTCGGCCCCCTCCCGAGACCAAACCCTCTGGGTGCAGGTGCTCGCGGGGCTGCGGCTGTCGCTCAGCCGGGCTGACTATGACACCTGGGTCCGGAACAGTGAGGTTCGATCTCAGCGGGCTGAGAACGGCAGGCTCCTCCTGGATATCGTCGTTGGCAACGAGTACGCGGCCCATCACCTGATCGAGATGGGGATCGACGAGAAGGCGGCCGCCATTGCATCGGAGATCGCGAAGAAGCCGGTGCATGTGCAGATCGGATGCCGATGACCCACCCGAACCCGGGATCCGCCCAGGCCTTGAACCTCGGGCGGGGGCGGGTCTGGCCTCCCATCGAGCCCGCATGCACGGCGTCCCGGGAGAGTACCGTGCCCGAGCGACTGCCGCCCAGGCTCGCAAGGACGCCCAGTGACTGAGGCTCGCGTCCGCGCCGGCTCGATGCTTTGGTTGCTCGAGGACGGCAAAGCTCCGATCGAGGAGAAGATCGCCCGAGCTGCGGCGTACTACGAATCGAAGTACGGGAAGAAGGCGACGCGCTGCCGGCTGGACCCGCGGACCCTGGCGAAAGGGGAGGCCTTCCCTGTGTCGGTCGGGGAGATGAAGTGCCTGGTCGACATCCGCGTGCTGGTCGGGCACGTATCGATCGGGGCGGACTGAGAGTCTGATGGCCACCATCACCCTCGGCCACGCCGGCCGCAAGCCGATCGTCCTCGACCTGCCGACGCTCCTCCGGACGCGGCTCCTCGTCACCGCCAACAGTGGGGGCGGGAAGAGTTGGCTCCTGCGCCGGATCGCTGAGCAGCTCTTCGGCAAGGTGCAGGTCATCCTCATCGACCCCGAGGGCGAGTTCCCGAGCCTGCGCGAGGAGTACGGCTACGTCCTGGTGGGCAAGGGCGGGGAGACGCCGGCGGACGTGCGGTCAGCGCCGCTGGTGGCGCACAAGCTCCTTGAGCTCAAGGCGTCCGCGGTCTGCGACCTGTTCGAGTTGAAGTCGAAGGACCGGCATCGCTGGGTGCGGCTCTTCCTCGAGGCGCTGATCGATGCGCCGAAGGAGCTATGGCATCCCGTCGTCGTCATCGTCGATGAGGTACAGATGTTCGCTCCGGAGAAAGGCCAGGGCGAGAGCGAAGCGGCCGAGGCCGTGATCGATCTCGCGAGCAAGGGGCGCAAGCGCGGTTACTGCGCCCTGCTGGCCACGCAGCGCCTGAGCCGGCTCAACAAGAACGTCAGTGCGCAAATGTTGAACCGCCTGATAGGGATGCACTTCGAAGACGTCGACGTCGACCGCGCACTGGACCTCCTGTCGATCTCGGGGAAAACTGCGCGGCTCGAGGCGGCCAAGGAGATGCGGACCTTCGAGCCGGGCACGTTCTACGCGTTCGGCCGGGCGCTCTGCTTGGAGCGGACGCTCTTCCGGGTCGGGCCCGTCGAGACCACGCACCCCGACGTCGGTGCCGAGGTCCAGGCTCCTGCTCCACCGCCGGCGCCGGAGAAGGTGAGGAAACTCCTGCCGGCGCTGGCCGATCTCCCCAAGCAGGCTGAGGACCAGGCGAAGGACATGACGTCCGCTCGGCAGCGGATCTCAGAGCTCGAGCGCGAGCTGCGGGCCCGGCCGGTCCAGATCCAGCCTGAGCGTGTTGTCGAGCGCGTGGAGATCCCGGTCTTCTCGGACGGTGAGCTGAGCCGGCTCGAGGCGGCGGCCGCTGCCCTCGTGGCCAGCGGGAAGCAGATCGCCGGCGTAGGAGTGGAGATCGGGACGGCGCTGAAGGTGCGGACCAGGCAGGAGTTCGCTTCGGCACACGGGTTGCGGGTTGTTCACCCGAGTCCGGCTCGTCCCCTGCCATCGCGTGGGCCTCGTGTCGTCGCGCCGCCAGCTGCACCCTTGCACGTTACCCGTGCAAGTGAGGAACCGGCCCTCTCGAAAGCCGAGCGCAGGATCCTCTCCGTCCTGGCGCAGTATCCCCAGGGCCGCAGCCAGACTCAGGTCGCTGTCCTGGCGTCCTACTCCTCCTCGGGAGGTGGTTTCCTGAACGCTGTCGGATCGCTGCGATCGAAGGGCTGGATCGAGGGCGCCAAGCAGCAGCTGGTGATCACCCCTGATGGCCAGGCAGCGATCGGGGACGCCTGGGAGCCTCTGCCCCCGCCCGGGCCCGAGCTCGTGGCTCACTGGTTGCGATCTTCCCTCTTTGGCAAGGCCGAGCGTCTGATCCTCCAGACCCTGGCTGACGTCTATCCCTCGACGCTCTCGAAAGAGGAGATCGCCGAGCGGACGGGCTACGTGGCCACCGGCGGCGGTTTCTTGAACGCGCTCGGCAAGCTGCGGACGTTGCAGCTGATCGACGGGAGCGCAGAACTGAAGGCGAGTGGGGATCTGTTCGAATGAGCGAGCTGCTGCCCGACGGCGGGGCTTGCGATCCGTGGGAAGGACTGACTGACGAGGAACGCGAGGCGGAGATCGCCAAGCTGAAGGGAGAGGGAATGAGCGATCAGACGGAAGGACTTCGGACATTCATGCGGCGCGAGTTTCAGAGGATGGCGCTGGCCCAGAAGACCGAGGAAGTGTTCGCCATCGAAGAGGCCATGACGAACTACGTCTGTCAGCAGTTGGAAGCGGCGAAGGCGCGGGAGGAGGCGCTGCGGAGCGTTGCCGAGCAGGTTGACGTTGCGATGGACGGTGCTGCTATCTATGGAGTGAAGTCCGTCCTTGCGCCTCCATACTGGCGACAATGGGTCGAGGCACATAAGGCCCTGCGCGACTATCTCAACCCGTCACGGGTCGCCTCGGAGCCGCCAGCGGAGGAGGGAACGTGAGCGACGAAATCAAGGCATTCGTAATGGTACTGGCTGCGATCGCCCGAAAGCAGCAGGGCAAACCCGCGCCGATGGCCACCTGCCCGAACTGCCGCGAGCCGCTGATCGGCACCCTTCGGTTTCGGGGCAAGGAATTCGTCTGCGTGGGGTGTGGCCGGCTCTGGGGGTTCGTAGACCCAATACCGACCGAATCTACGCCGGAGCTTGAAGCGCGTTACCGGGAGCTGAAGGCCAAGTGGGACAAGGAGCCGACAGGCGCGGCCTTAGCCGCCTCGGAGCCGCCGGGGGGGGAGGGGACGTGACGCCGTGTCAGCACCGCGAACTGAAGTGGAACCTCTCGGCCCAAACGAGCGTGATGGCAGTACAGACTACCGTGTGGGGCGTTGAGTGCGTCGGGTGTGGGAAGAAGTGGGACGTGGGCCAGGTCATGCAGGCCGTCGTCGATTTGGCCACCTCGCAGGAGCGGGTGCGGGAGTTGGAGGCGGGGAGCCAAAAGATGGAGCGGCTGCTGATTGCCGCGGGGGCTATTCTCGGGCACGGGACGCCGGGATCGGCGTGGGTAGATTGGAGGATGCGGGTTCAGGGCGTTCTTGGTTTGGCATTCACAGAGGGTCGTTGGGCCAATGGTGAGCCAATTCCATTTGACCAAATCCGCCGCATGGTTGAGGACATGCCGACGGTGCATGTGAATGCTGTGCGCGCCGCCCTCCGCGGCCCATCGACCGTAGGGCACCCAGAAGCGAAGCCAGTAGGCGAAGGCGGAGTACATGGTTTGGGGAAAGGAATGGGAGATGACCGAGATCCGAGCAGTCTACAACGTGGGGCTCCGGATGGCTGACGTCGTGCTGGCGGTCCATGTTGGACGGCCCTGGCGCTGTGCCACGGGCCAGCATGTCCTGGGCCAGGTGATCCGGGTTCGCAACGTCCGCCGGCTGCACCTCGAGTCGGGGCATGTCATCACCGGGCCGGCCATGATCTACTGCCCGGACTGCTCCCAGCTGAGGGAGTGGCACGCGGGGGAAGATGGACTGAGGGAGATCCTTGAGGGAACTCGTCGCTTTCGGCGACATATCCACAACCAGGAGGCATGAGGCAATGGACGAAGGCAAGATAGAGATTGGGAAGCAGGTCAAGGACAAGGAGAGTCCCTTCTGCGGGAAGGTGGTCGGGCGAGCCGAGTACCTTTACGGCGAGCCGAGTCTGCTCGTCGCAACCGGGAATGTTGTCGACGGGCAGCGAGTCGAGAAGTGGATCCCGGAAGCGCAGGTGACAGTCCTGTCCATCTGATTGCCCCCCAGCGCATGATTGACGGGGCCTAGAGATGGGTCTAGGATGGGGCTAATGCCATCACGAGTTGGTCCTCGGTTTGGTCATCTCTTGCACTCGATGCGCCTGCTAACGGCAACGATTGCCGCGGCTTCTGAGTACGCCTACCAAACCCGAGTGCTTACTGAGAAACTTCGACGCGCAGTTGAGCTAGGGCTGGCCGACTCGATTCTCAGGGCGGATCTGGAGCAGGGCCTGGGCGACACTCAACTCGCGCACCGGATTGTTGAGCGGCTCCCTATGTGGTCAGTCCGCTGGCTTGTGCTCAGGGAGAATGACCCCGCCGATCGGGGGAGGAGGAGGTCGTGATTGAGATGCAGAAACCCCCCGACCCGGGGGTGGTGCTGACGCCTGGGCACCTTAGCAGCTTCGTTGGGATGGTTCCCGCCTTGGCTCCGTATGCTGCTGCTTGGGAGGCCGATGTGCTGAGGCTAGGGAGATGGCGCAATGCGGCTAAGAACCTGATGGTAGCTTGTGGCTATGACCCAGCGTTGGTCGCTGCGGCTGAGGAGCCGGAGCAGGCTACTCTCCGCGGGGTCTGATCCCTGGCCCCTTGCGGAGGTCACGCAAGCGGAGAGAACTGAGAAGTTCTGAGGGTTATGGACCAACTGACTGTTCTTCTGGCCTACTGGCAGGCCGACAAGTGGATGCGCACGATGTCGATCCAGGGCCCGCTCCGTCTGCGTCGTGGCCGACAGTTGGCGGTGTTCGATGACTGGCTGACGGAGCGGAGGTTTTGGCCGCCAAGGGACGCACTGGACTGGCTGACGGAGAAACGGCAGCTTGCCCCACCCCTTGCGGTGTGTGAAGCACAGGAGTAGACTGACCACAATCTGAGCACCCCCGCAGGTACGGGGCGGGGGCCTTGCAGGAGATGAGCGCCCTGCTGTTTCCCGGGAAACGGGGAGCAGCGGGGCGTTTCGCGTTCATGCCAACTCGGAGCTTGCGACCATGCTCAGCACCAGGATGTCCCGAGGTCATACGCAGTGGACGCTACTGTCCGAGGCACAAGCGGCTGGCGCAAGAACGCAGGGCAAAGCCCAGTGAGCAGGGATATACGGGGAACTGGAGACGCATCCGGGCGGCGTATCTCCGAGATCATCCGTACTGTGTCGATCCCCATCTCAAGCATGCGCGTAGGCACGAGAGTGTGGCAGCCACGATGGTGGACCACGTCGTGCCCAAGTCACAGGGCGGGACCGATGACGAGGCAAACCTGCGCGGCCTCTGCGCCTCGTGTCATGGCACACGGCACGCGAAGGACGGCGATCGGTGGGGGTAGGGGGCGCGCGATCTCTACCGATCGGCACTCCGGAAGCGGGCGGCAGTCACGCGCACGCGCCCGCGTAATTGGTGAATCGTTGCGACGATGAGAGGCCGCAAGCCGAAACCCACCAAGCTCAAGCGATTGGCCGGAAATCCGGGCAAGCGGCCGCTCAACGAGAACGAGGCGCGGATCCCCTTGGCGATTCCGACCTGCCCTTCGCATCTTCTCGGCGAAGGTCGGCGGGAGTGGAAGCGCATGAGCGAGGCACTCTACAGCGCGGGCCTGCTCACTGAGGTCGATCGAGCTGCCCTGGCTGGCTATTGCCAGGCCTGGGCGCGGTGGGTCAAGGCCGAGAAGGAGCTCACGAAGCGCGGCGAAGTAGTGCTGGGTGTAAACGGCACGTTCAAGGTGAGCCCGTGGCACTCCGTCGCCAAGAACGCGAAGGAGGAAATGCGGAAGTTCCTGATCGAGTTCGGCATGAGCCCTGCGAGTCGATCTCGGGTGAAGGCAGCCGACATGGAGCAGGGCACGCTGGCCGATTGGCTCTTTGCGAAGGCGAAGACTGGATGACGAAGAGTAACGGCCGCAAGAAGTCGGCCGAGTTCACCTTCGATGAGCACGCTGCCGACCTGGCGGTGATGTTCTTTGAGAAGCTCCTCGTTCACGTGAAGGGCGAGTGGGCGGGCGAGCCCTTCATTCTGCAAGACTGGCAGCGCGACGAGATCATCCGCCCGCTCTTCGGGTGGAAGAAGAAAGACGGCACGCGCCGATATCGGCGCGCCTACATCGAGCTTCCTCGGGGGAACGGCAAGTCAACTCTCGTGGCTGGGATCGCCCTCTTGCTTGTCTTCGTCGACGATGAGCCAGGGGCCGAAGTGTACGGCGCGGCCTCCGATCGGGACCAGGCGGCGATCGTGTTCGATCTGGCCAAGCAGATGGTGGAGGCTTCGCCCGCTCTCAGCCAACGCGCCGAAACCTTCAAGCGCTCAGTCGTTGTTCCCGCGAGCTCGAGCGTCTATCGGGTCCTGAGCGCGGACGTCAAGACGAAGCATGGGTTCAACGCTCATGGTGTGATCGCTGATGAGCTGCACGCCTGGCCGAGCCGCGAGCTGTTTGATGTCCTGACGACCGGCACGCGCTCCCGCCGGCAGCCGTTGGTGGTGTCGATCACCACGGCCGGCTACGACCGCGAAAGCATCTGCTGGGAGCAGCACCAGTACGCCCGCCAGGTCCTGGAAGGGATCATCGTCGACGATGAGTTTTTCGCCTACATCCGGGCGGCCGATGAAGACGACGACTGGACCGATCCGAAGATCTGGCGCAAGGCGAACCCAGGCCTGGGCGTAACGGTGAAAGAGGACTACATCGCGGCCGAGTGCAAGCGGGCCCAGCTGACCCCCGCGTACGAGAACACCTTCCGCCGGCTGCACCTCGATCAGTGGACCCAGCAGGAGACTCGGTGGCTGCCGCTCGAGGCGTGGGACGACTGCGATGGGGAGGTCGACGAGGAGGAGCTCACTGGCATACCTTGCTACGGTGGGCTCGACCTGGCCAGCACGGTCGACATCGCATCGCTCATCCTGGACTTCCCGACGGATGATCCCGAGCTGCACATCCTTCTGCCGCGCTTCTGGATCCCCGAGGCCAACATGGTCGAGCGGGCCCTGAGAGATCGGGTCCCTTACGACGCCTGGGTGCGCCAGGGTTTCATCAAGGCGACGCCTGGCAACGTGATCGACTACGCCCAGATCGTCGCTGACATCATCGAGCTGGGGAAGCGCTTCAACATCCGGGAGATCGCCTTCGATCGATGGGGTGCCTTCCAGCTGCAGCAGCAGCTCGAGGGCGCCGGGTTCACGATGATCGCCTTCGGCCAGGGCTTCGCTTCGATGAGCGGCCCGACGAAGGAGCTCCTACGCTTGGTCCTCGACGGGAAGGTGGCCCACGGAGGGAACCCCGTGCTGCGTTGGATGGCGGACAATGTGATGGTCACAACGGATCCCGCCGGCAATCTCAAGCCCGACAAGAAGAAGAGCCGAGAGAAGATCGATGGGATCGTGGCCTCCATCATGGGGCTCGACCGCGCGCAGCGGCACGGTGAAGGCGATTCGATCTATGAGCAGCAGGGGCTCATGTTCACGTGACCACGGCGAAGCCTCCCGCGCCGAAGCCGCACAGGCTTACCACCGCGCCCAACGGGGCTGATCTCCTCTTCATCGTCGGTTTCGTCGCGCTCGTTGCCGGAATTGCCCTGTTGGGCGGCCCTGCCTGGGCTCTGGTTGTCGCCGGCGGCTTGCTCTTGAGCGTCGGGATCGTCGCGGCATGGAGGCGTAGCTGATGGGTCTCCTGGATCAACTCTTCGAACGCCGGGACGCGTCCCTGTCACTGACGAACTACCAGCAATGGGTCGACCTGGGCATCATCGACCAGACGGCCTCCGGGGTTTCGGTGACCCCCATGAAGGCGCTCCAGCATTCGGCCGTCTATGCCTGCGTCCGGATCCTGGCGGAGACCGTAGCCAGCCTGCCTCTGATCATGTACGAGCGGCTGGAGCGGGGGAAGCGCCGGGCGACTGAGCATCAGCTCTATGAGCTGCTGAAGGATCGCCCGAACGAGGCGATGACCTCATTCGAGTACCGCGAGGCGCTCCAGGGACACCTGGGGCTGTGGGGCAACGCGTATTCGAATGTCGTGTACGGGCCCACCGGCCAGGTGCAGGAGCTCTGGCCGCTGCGCTCCGACTGCATGCTCCAGATCGTGAAGCTCGACGGGAAGTGGGTCTATCACTATCAGCTTCCTTCGGGAGAAACACGCTGGCTCGACGAGTTCCATGTCTGGCATCTGCGCGGAATGGGCAGCGACGGCCGGATCGGTTACAGCCCCATCCGCCTGATGAGGCACGCGATCGGCTTGGGGATGGCGGCCGAGGAATACGGGGCGCGCTTCTTCTCGAATGACGCCACGGCCGGGGTCATTCTCTCGCACCCGAAGACTCTGAGCGATGATGCCAAGAAGCGCATTCGGGAGTCCTGGGAGGAGGGCCATCAGCCCCTGAGCAAGAAGCACCGCATGGCCATCCTCGAAGAGGGGATGACAGCCGAGAAGATCACTATCCCCCCGGACGATGCCCAGTTCCTCGAGACCCGCAAGTTCCAGCTGCAAGAGATCGCCCGGATGTACCGCATCCCGCCTCACATGCTGGCGGATCTTGATCGCGCCACCTTCTCCAACATCGAGCACCAGTCGATCGAGTTCGTCCAACACACGATCCGCCCGTGGCTGGTCCGTTGGGAGCAGTCAATCAGCCAACGACTGATGCTGGCCAAGGACCGCGCGCGGTACTTCCCCGAGTTCCTGGTGGACGGGCTGCTCAGGGGCGACGTCGTGAGCCGCTACCAGGCCTACGCCCAGGGCCGTCAGAACGGCTGGCTCTCGGCCAACGACATTCGCGAGCTCGAGAACATGAACCCGGTCAAGGGCGGGGACGTCTACCTCGTGCCGCTCAACATGGTGCCGGCGTCGAGCGTCTCCGGAGACATGCCGGCGGCCGCCAGCGCGCGTGCTGTTCCGCCTGGGGAGGAGGAAAGGGCGCTGCGCTCCTTCACCTATCGTCGGCGTCTGGCTCATGCTCACGAGAAGGCCTTCGCTCAGGCGGCTGCCCGGGTCCTGCGACGTGAGATCAACGACGTCCGGAAAGCGGCGGGCAAGATGCTCCGCCAGCGAGACTTGCCGGCCTTCAACCGCTGGCTGGATCAGTTCTACGCCGACCATGCAAGCTTCGTCCGGCGCGAGATGCTTCCGGTCTACCAGACCCTCGCCGATCTCGTGGTGCAAGAGGCCTCCGACGAGGTCAACTTCGCTGGGCCGAGTGAAGGCGAGCTCGAGAAGTTCATGCGCGAGTACGTCGAGATCTACGCCGCCCGCCACACAGGCTCGAGCAAGGGGCAGATCGAGCGGCTGCTGACCGAGTCGGTCAACGCCGGCGCCGACCTGATGGCGGCGCTCGAGGAGCGGTTCGGCGAGTGGGAGTCCACCCGGCCGGACAAGATCGCCTCCCTCGAAACGGTCCGCTCGGGGAATGCGGTGGCGAAGTTCGCCTACATGGCGGCCGGCGTCACCCTGATCCGCTTTATCGCCTCTGGCAAGAGCTGCCCCTACTGCTCGAGCCTCGATGGGAAGGTCATCTCCGTCGAGTCGAACTTCCTCGAGGAGGGGCAGGACTACCAGCCGGAAGGCACAGATGCGCCCCTGGCGCCGGGCTACAGCATCGGCCACCCGCCGGTGCACGACGGCTGCGACTGCGGGATCATGGCCGACTTCGGCCGGGCGCTCTCTGTTTCCGTGGAAACGCGAACCCAGGTTCGGCAGGTGGCAGAGAGGGTGGAAGCGATGGCTCGACCAACCGCTCAGGTGCCGGCGATCACGCTCTCGCCGCAGATCGTGGTGTCCCCGACGGACGAGGCAGCTCTCCAGGCAGTGGCGGCGAGCATCCGCCAGGCGAGCGAGCAGAGCGCCGGCGACATGGTGCAGGCCGTGGAGAAGATCCAGCGCGGCCTGGCTCTGAAGATGGCCGAGTCGGAGGCGCGGACGTCGGCGCACATGGCGGCCACGCTCGAGATGGTCGGCCGGCTGGTCGAGGCACTGCGCAATCAGGTGACCGTCGTTGAGAACCGCGTCGAGCCGACCCCGGTGACGATCGTGAACCCGCCTACCTATCCGAAGCACATGGTCGAAGTCACTTCGATAGTGCGCGGAGAGAAGGGTCGGGCGCTCGGGACACGGTCCGAGCGGGAATACTCCGACTGAAGCAGGGAGGCCAAATGGACACAACTGAGACCGATCTTCCGGAAGAGCCCAAGCATCACGTTCTGGAAGTCCAGAGCGCAACGATTTGCAGCACAGCCGAGGTGAAGGCCGCCGAGATAGAGGCCCCGGAAGAGGCCGAGGAGAAGGACGATGGGCAAAGCAGCTCCTGACGCGGTGCTGGACAAGATCCTCACCGAGATTTGCACGGCCACCCGGCTGTGCGTCTGTGCTGGGCAGCCGACAACTTATGCCGAGGCCATCACTACGTTCAAGTTGGCAGACGTGGACCTGACCGCTGGCGACGGAAACGGGGATTACGTCATCGGCAACGGTGACACCAACGGGCGCAAGGTCCGAGTGGGGGCGCAGGCTGCCACGCCGATCGACACCACTGGGGACGCGGACCACGTTGCCCTGGTGCGGGTGTCGGACACCACGCTGATCTTCGTTACCACCTGCACGCTTCAGACCCTCACGGCGCTCGGCACGGTGGACGTTCCGGTGTGGGATATCGAAGTCGCGGACCCGACGTGAGACGCCTGATCCCGGTCCTCATCCTCGGCCTCGCCGCTGTCGCCTTCGGTGGCTTTGCTACGGCGGAGCCCGTCGCGGTGAGGCAGGTGTTGACTACTCCAACGGCTACGCCATGTCCCTGCCCCGTTGTGAGGGCAACGGCCACATCCTCTCCGATAGCGACACCGGAGCCGACCAGCACGCCAGAACCGTCGCAATCGGGAACGAACCTGCTTGTCAACGGGGACTTCGCGGGGGGCTTCGATGGCTGGCAGTTTGTGAACGGCTACTGGACCGTCCACTCTCCGATTTCCTGCGAGCCGACCGGCACAAGCTATGCCCAAATGGACCGTGATATAGCGGGCCTCGATGATTGGCCTATCGGGGGAAAGGATTGGCTGTGGCAGGACGTGGCGGCCTCTGTAGAACACGGCACGGTCGTGTTCCGCATGATTGAGGCGCATCACATGCACGAGGGTCTGGCCGAGGTCACGATCTATGGACAGGTAGGCTGGGACGAGCCGTGGGAGGTGGTGTTCCACAGGCCCGGCGTAGAGAGTCCGTTCGGCACTGGCAAGTGCAGTTTTGTCGGCCCGCCAGCCGCCTTTGAGTACATTATCCCGGCCGAAAAGGCGTACACGACCTACCGCCTGGAGATTCGTGGGCACCTGGTTGACCCGGAGGACGCCTTCCTGTTCGGTGGCTTTCACTTGGGCGTGAACTAAAGCGTGCCTTTCTTCGCGGACAACTTCACTGATACTGACGCCGTTCGGTTGGAAGACCACACGCCGGATACCGGCACGTCCTGGACGAGGCTGTGGGGTTCGGCTGCCGGCCTACAGTGGATCATCACCTCCAATCGGGCGGGGTCCGAGACGGACGTAAACGACGGCGTTATCTATACCGCCGACGCGACCCCTCCGAGCGCCGACTATGACGTGATCTTCACGGTGGTGGGCTTGGGGGCGAGCGTCGCCCGCCCCATGTACATCTTCGTCCGCGTCCAGGACGTGGATAACTTGTACGGGGTAAAGTTGGCGATAGGCACAAGCGTCTGCCAACTCTACAAGAAGGTATCTGGCACCTGGACCGCTTTGGGAACGGCCTTCGACGAACCGGCCAATGGCTCGGTCTGCAAGTTGGAGATCATCGGCGGCGCGCTCAAGTTCTACGATGATGGCGTAGAGGTCGCCAGCGCCACCGACGGCGACATCACGGTGGCGGGCAAGGCGGGCATCGGTTCGGGCGGCGGCGCGGAGTTGGTCGACACGACCGATGATGCACATGCCGCCAACATCATCGACACGCTAACGGCAAACGACTTGGCCGGAGGTGCGGCCCAGCTCGTCGTCCAGGACGCGACGCTTGCTCTTGCCGCAGATAGCGTTGCCCTCACACAGCACAACGCCTTGGTGGTGGCGGATGCTCTGCTGGCTCTTGCCGCCGAGAGTCCCGCGCTCACACAACACAATCTGCTCGCAGTTGCCGACGCGCTTCTTGCCCTTGGCGTAGATAGTCCCGCCCTGACGCAACACAACGCCCTGGCAGTCGCGGACGCGCTGCTCGCTCTGGCGGCGGATGGCGTAGTCCTTACCCAGCACAACGTCATCGCCGTAGCCGATGCAGTCTTGGCCCTGGTTGCTGACGGCGTCGTTCTGGTGTTGCCGGGGGTTCTTGAACCCCAAGACGCCACCGTCGCCCTAGTCGTGGACAACGTAGCCCTGGTGCAACACGGGGTGCTGGTGGTGCAGGATGCAACCATCGGCCTGACGGCGGACACGGTTGACTTCGCTGGCCCGCTACCAATCCCATCGACGGGCGGCGGGCTGCCGAGGCCCATGCGTGTCCGATGGCCGGAAGAGGAAATCGAGGCCGAATCCGAGGAGTTGCTCTTGCTCCTCTGACGGTGTAGAATACTCTCGACAACCTACGCACCCCCGCAAGATGTGGGCGGGGGCAAGACTGGAGCTGAGCGCCCAGTCGTTTCCCGAAAGGGAGCGGCTGGGCGTTTTCGTTTGCGATGGGGAGGGTGAAGATGACGAAACTCAATGGGCGCGAGGAAACGATCAGTCCTGTCTTGCCGGATCGGGAAGTCAGGATCTTCCATGTTGCCGAGCTGCGCGTCGCCGGCGAAGAGGGCGCCCCGACCATTGAGGGCCAGGCCGTGGTCTACGACCAGCCATCGGTGGACCTTGGCTTCATCGAGACGATCGAGCCCGGGTTCTTCGAGGGCGCACTGGAAGGCGACACGCGAGCCCTGTTCAATCACGATCCGAACTACGTCCTCGGCCGCCGTCCAGCCGGCACGCTCGAGCTGAATGACGGCCCCCAGGCTCTGAGTGTGGTCATCAAGCCCCCGGCGACGGGCCTGGTCAACGACATGGTTCTGGAGCCGATGCGCCGGGGGGATATCGATCAGATGTCGTTCCAGTGGACCACGAAGCCGGATGGGGACATCTGGCGGATCGAAGAAGGCAAGATGTACCGCACGTTGAAGAAGGGCGGATGCGCCGAGCTGTACGACGTCTCCGTCGTCACTTTCCCTGCCTATCCCCAGACGAGCGCCCAGGTGCGTTCCAAGCTGATCGAGCTGCAGTCCCAGATCCGGCCCGCCGGCGGGCAGGGGCCCGTTGCCGAAGAGGCAAAGCTGGCGCAGGAGCGCCACGCGCATCGGAGACGGCGGCTGGAGCTGTCATCCAAACGATAAGGAGAACACGCACATGAAGACCAATCCGCGGGAGCTTCGCTCCCAAAGGGAAGACCTGCTCAAGCAGGCCATCGCGCTGGTGGATGGCGCCGAGGACGAGAAGCGTGATTTCTCGGCAACCGAGCAGACGAAGTACGACGGCCTCCTGTCCGAGGCCGAGGCCCTGCTCAAGCGTGCCGAGCGCGCCGAGAGCATGACCGGGCTGGAGGCCAGCCTGGCCAGTGGTAGGGCGCCGGCGTTCAACCGGACCAGGCTGGGCGACAGTGAGGCCCGGGCCCTGGGCGCGTTCTTCCGCACCGGCGACAAGGGCGCTGTGCGGGAAATGGCCTTCACCGACCAGGAGGGCGGGAAGGCGATCGACGGCGTGGAGATCACTCTGCCGCGCACCGGCCCCGGTGGTGAGATGCGCGCTGTCGTCGACAGCACGATGAACATCACCACGGCGGCCGACGGCGGCGCGGCGGTGCCGACCGGTTTCGCCGGCGCGATCGCCATGCGCCGGAACGAGGTCGACCTGACCCCCAAGCTGGGATGCCGCAACATCCCGGGCAAGGGGACCACGGTCAACTACCCCTTCGAGAACGCCGCCCCGAATGTCTTCGCCACGGCGGCGGAGCAGATCGACGCGGGGACGGCCAAGTTCGAGCGGGATGCGGCCGTGCTGGGCACGAAGGCCTTCACGCTGGCGAAGAAGGCCCGTCGCGTAGAGCTTACGGAGGAATTGCTCGACGACGAAGACGTGGTCATCATGGACTTCGTCTCCGACTGGATCGGCCGGCAGATCGGTCTCACCCGCAACACGATGCTGGCCACCGAGGTCGCGGCCAACGGCGCGAGCCTCAAGACCTTTGCCAGCGCAAGCGCGATAGCCGCGGGGGAACCAGAGGCCATCGTGTTCAACGGCGATCTTGGGTTCTACCTGGACGACGCCTCGCCTGGGAAGTGGCTGATGCGCAACCCGACCTTCGGGGCCATCGCCTCGATCACGGGCAACCCGCGGCTTTACGCGGAGACGCCGGGCGGATCCTTCGCCCACGAGATCCTGGGCTACCAGGTCCTGCTGTCGACGGCGGTCGCGGCCACCGCAGCCAGTGCCAAGGACGTGATGTTCGGCAACTGGTTCTACGTCGGCTTCCGCGAGGATCCGGCGCTGCGGTTGATTCGCGATCCGTATTCTGTGGACGGGCTTGTGATCCTGAAGTACTCCTTCCGCGCGGTGTACGGCGTGCTGCAGGCCGCCGCCATCGGCTACGGTGTTCATCCCTCGGCCTAGTGAGCCGACGGAGCCCTGACGAATGTAGAGGGGGAGGGACGAACATCCATCCCTCCCCCTCTCGGAGAAGCGATGCCGAAGTCCGGGATCTACGCCATCGAGAACACGGTGAATGGCAAGACCTACATTGGGTCCGCCGCGTCATTGGTGGGGCGCAGGCGCTCGCACTTCAGCATGCTGAGAAGGCACACGCACTGCAATCGTCATCTACAGCGCTCCTACGACAAACACGGCGAAAGCGCATTCCGGTTCGCCGTTCTCGCGTACTGCGATCCTGGCGATCTAGTCCGCCTGGAGCAGAGCTTCATCGATGGGTTTCGACCTGAGTACAACATTGCTAAGGACGCTCGAGCCCCTATGCTGGGCAGAAGGCACACAAAAGATGCCAAGAAGAGAATCAGCGCAGGCGGTAGGGGCCAGCGTCGTTCGGAAGAAACAAGGCGAAGGATAAGCGCCGCCCAAAAGGGCCAGAAGCGGGGACCGCTTCCGGAGTCCACGCGCCGCAAGATTAGTGAGGCGATGCAGGGTAATACGCACTGCCTTGGGAACAAGCTATCAGAAGAGCACCGAAGAAAGATTAGCGAGGCGGGGGTTGGGAATACGAGGTCTCTTGGGCATCATCCATCAGCAGAAACGCGGCGCAGGATGAGCGCGGCCGCGATGGGAAACAAGAACTCTCTCGGTATTCACCCCTCGGAAGAGACGCGGCGCAAACTGAGCGAGGCGGGCACAAGAAGGGTTTATTCCGAAAATGATAGACGGGCGATCAGCGAAGGTCTCATGGGTAGGCCCGTTTCCGAAGAGACACGGCGAAAGATAAGCGCGGCACTAAGAGGTAAGGGCAAGCCTTGGAGCCCCGCGCGTCGTGATGCCTGGGAAGCGAAGAGGGATTGCTGAGGGGATGAAGAGCGTGCTTGTCTTCACCCCCGTCCTACGCCTGGAGCCCGAAACGGTCCGGGCGTTGATGGCGTTGGAGTGGCCTGGTCCCCTTTCGATGCTACTCCAGCGGGACAATCCCTCGGGCGACCGCGTGCGGGACCATCTGCACCAGTACCAGCGCGGGCGGGAGGCGTTCCTGCGTGGCCCCTACGACGCCATGTTGGTCGTGGAGGCGGACATCGTGCCGCCGGCCGACACGCTCATCGAGCTGGCCTCCTTGGACTGCGACGTCGCCTACGGCTGCACCGTGTTCCGCAACAAGGCGTGGTCGCACGTGGTGAACATCCTGGAGCGCTATCCCGGCCAGGCCCGCAACACGGGCGAGAGTCTCACCATCCGGGGTCTGTGGCAGGAAGCGCTGCGCCAGGGGGTAATCGAGTGCAGCGGATCCGGCCTGGCGTGCGTCCTGATCAAGCGCCACGTCCTCGAGGCGATCGAGTTCCGCGTCGAGGACGGGACCTACTGCGACAACTGGTGGACCCGGGATGTCTACGCGGCAGGCTACACCATGAAGGCCTCGACCCGAGTCCTGTGCGATCACATCGACGAAGACGGGACCGTGCTGCGGCCGGAGCCTATGGAAAAGGAGCGTGTGTCATGAAGGTCAAGGTCCTGAGGAGCTTCACCGCATTCGTCGGAGAGAACTCGGTGTCCGGCAGCCAGGGACAGGAGCTCGAGATGCCCGACGGAGCCGACTGGGTCAAGGCGGGTCTGGTCGAGCCGCTCGAGGAGAGCGACGCGGAGGCCGAGAAGGCCGAGAAGAAAGCCAAGGCGGAGGCCGAGAAGGCCGAGAAGAAAGCCAAGGCGGAGGCCGAGAAGGCCGAGAAGAAAGCCAAGGCGGAGGCCGAGAAGGCCGAGAAGAGGGCTCCAGAGACGGCCGCCGTGAAGCCTCCGGAGGCCGCGGTGGTTCCCGAGGGTAAGGCTCGCGGCGGTGTCATGTCCACCGAGTCGCTCAAGCCGAAGAAGAGCTAGGGCGTTTCCAGGGAAACAAGGGACGCTGTGCTCAACCTCTACGCCACACCATCGGAGATCAAGGCAGCTCTCCCCGACTCGATCCGGGCGACGACGATCGCCTATGACGCCCTGCTGCTGCGCCTGGCCAGCGAGGCCAGCCGGTTCATCGATCACTCTTGCGAGCGGACGTTCTTCCCGTCTCTGGAGACGCGCTACTTCGATGGGAGGGGCGGCAGGAAGCTGACGGTCAAGGATCTCTTCTCGCTCACCACGCTGGAGATCAGCGACGACGACGGAGCGACCTTCACGGCCCTCACTCTCGACACCGATTTTCGGCTGACCCGATGGGGGGACCACAACGACCCGCGCAGCTGGACGCAGATCGTTCTCGATCCCAACGGCTCGGAAGGGGCCTGGCCGGTTGGGTTCCGGGCGATCAAGATCGTGGGCGTGTGGGGCTTTGCCGATGACCGCGCCACGGCCTGGGAAGACTCCACGGACGAGGTGGAGAGCAACCCCCTGGCCGCCGGCGCCGTCAGTCTGACGGTGAATGATGCGGATGGGCCCGACCTACTCGGGGTCACGCCGCGCTTCCAGGCCGGCCAGCTCTTGCGCATCGAGAGCGAGTTCGCCTACTGCAGCGCCACCAATACC